AGCGCGAAACCGAACTACTACGCAAGTTGTTTGTGTTAACAGCTAAACGCAGCATGCGTCCTGCCATGAGTGATAATATGGCAATGCGTCTTATCTTTGAGGAGTTACTTTTGCTCACTGACAAAGATGAATACAGGCTATGACAATAGGCGAATTGTTTGATAGGTTGGCTGAATACCCGGATGATATGGAAATCTTCATAGGCTTCATCGACATCCACAGCATCTACCTTGAGCAGTTTGAAATAAATGAAACGACCGATTTAAACGGAAATAAAACCATCGCACTGATGGTTGATGACATCGCAATAATTAACAATTAATACAATGAGTAACTATCAAATGCAAGAGGGTCAGTTCACCCTATTCAAGAACAACAAGACAACCAACAACGCACCTGAATACACTGGTGAGATTATGGTTAACGGCAAGAAGATGAGACTGGCTGCATGGGTTAAGGAAGGCAAGAGCGGCAAGTTCTTTTCGGGCAAGATGAGTGAGCCACTAGTTAAGCGTGACGAAGTGGACGATTCACAAGGCACAGGTGATTTGCCGTTCTAAAAAGGATTAGTCAGGTGGCGAAATGGTAGCCATAAGAGAAGCAGGACGCAGTAACGGACTAATAGCTGCTTAACAGGTTCGACTCCTGTCCTGACTACAGAAGGTGTCAACCCCGAAACATTAGAAGAAAAAGTTGATGACGGCTCGGAAAGACGAGCAACATGGTCATATGGCAGAGTGGCTTAATGCTGAGCATACATAGAGTGGATGGGTGGTTTGTATGAAACCGACATTGTACCCATTTGCCCACAGGTTCGACTCCTGTTATGACTACAAAAGATTATGATAGAATACCTGCCGAAACAAAACGAAGCACTGCGTGTGTTGGGTAATTCACACCCGGCACGTGTGGTGCTTTTCGGTGGTGCAGCAGGTGGATCAAAATCATTTATCGGATGTGCATGGCAAATAAGCCGAAGGTTCAAGTATCCAGGCACGCGAGGTCTGATAGGTCGTAGTAAGTTGGACACGTTAAAGAAGACCACGCTAAAGACTTTCTTTGAGGTAGCGCAGATGTTTGGTCTTGCGCCCAACGAACACTACACCATCAACAACCAAACGCACGTTATCACATTCAGCAATGGTAGTGAGATAATCCTAAAGGACTTGTTTGCTTACCCAAGTGACCCTGAATTTCACGCACTTGGTGGACTTGAGTTGACCGATGCGTATGTAGATGAAGCTGCGCAGGTATCAAAGAGGGCAATTGACATTTTGCAATCGCGCATCCGTTTTAAGCTACGCGAATTTGATTTAGCACCAAAGATGCTGCTCACTTGCAATCCTTCCAAAGGATGGCTTTACAATGAGTTTTACGCACCATTCAAAGCAGATAACTTAGCGCAGCACCTTGCATTCATCCCATCGCTGCCGACCGACAACCCACACCTGCCTGAAAGCTACATCGAAACACTTGAACGCTTGCCCGAAATAGATAGGCGAAGGCTGCTGTATGGCGATTGGGAATATGACGAGAGCGTAGACAACCTGTATCAATACGATGATTTGGTGCGTTGCTTTCGGGAAGAAGAAGCCAAAGGTGAAAAGTACATCAGTGCCGACATCGCACGACTTGGAAAAGACCGTAGCGTCATTTGCGTGTGGCATGGTTTGCACCTTATCGAAATACACGAGCTGCGCAAGCAACCAATAACAACTGTTGTCGCTACCATTCGCCAACTATGCGACAGGCATTCGGTCAAACTTTCCAACGTGATCTGCGATGAAGATGGTGTAGGCGGTGGTGTAGTCGATAGCTTGAAGTGTCGCGGCTTTCTCAATGGTGGTCGTGCAAAGCAATCGGATAAGTTCACCAACCAAAAGGCTGAGTGCTATTTCAAGTTAGCAGAATTGATTGAGCAGAACAAAGTAATCTTCAAAGTGAATCAGTTCCGCGATGTCATCGTTCAAGAACTGGACATGATACGCAGAAGGCAACCTGAAGCAGATGGCAAGTTAGCCGTGATAGGCAAAGACGAGATAGCACGCATGCATGGGAAGAGTCCTGACTACGCTGATGCAATTATGATGCGCATGTACTTCGAGTTGTTCCCGAATTACGGCAGCTATAGTTGGGCGTAGTTTACCTATGAAGGTATAAACAAGAGTAATTTTGTTGCATTTATACCCTCGTGTGCACCCGATGGGTTATAAAAGTCACAAATCTTCGAATATTTGTACCCTATAAGGGACAAATTGTCCCCATGAATTTTAACAATTTTTAACAGGGTGAGTGTAAGTAGTTGCACTATCTTCGCCCTATCAATAACAATAAATCTTATCACATGAAAAAAGCATCTACCATTCTCCGTTACATCATTGGCGCAATTATCATTTTCGCAGTTCTAAGCTACTGCCAAGAACTGAACGACTGCCTAATGAATCACTAAGCAAACCAATCAATAATCAATAACATGAATTTTCACAAAGACAATCTTGAAGCATTGCAGAAGTTTCAGCAGATGCTCAATGCAGAACCCGACCCACTCGGAGTTGAATCTACGCCCGACAAGAAGGCGCAGACATTAGTCATCAGCCACGTAGAAACCACACTGGATGAGTTATTCTTTGGGCATTGGCGCACTGAGAACTTTAAATGGGCGGTTCTTGCCAACGAAGTGCAAGCTTCACTTGAGTTAGTGGTAATACACCCCATTAGCGGCTATGAACTAAAGCGCACCGGTGCAGCATCGGTAATCATCATGGTAGACAAAGTACCCGACAACGTGTTTGGCAGCGATCGCAATAGATGGGCATTAAACCCCGATAACAAGAAAGCCAACGCTATGGACTTGGCGTTTGGTAAACTTAAAGCAGAGTGTCTGAAAAACGCAGCATTGTCATTAGGCAAGGTATTCGGTCGTGACTTGAACCGCAAGAACAAAGACACCTACAAGCCATTCAAGTTAAAGGGTGCGCTCGGTCGTGGGCATGAACAAGATGTAGCGTATGTGCGCGAACTCATTCAGCAGGCAACCGACATCACTCAGCTGATGAAAATCTTTAAAGCATGCAGCCCTGAGGTATTGGCTGAAGTAGGCGATGAACTTAATGCCAAAAAAGAGCAGTACGGTTTAGGTGAATGATTTATATTTGACCATCAATAACAATAACAACAAATGGAAAACGTATTATTCAGAGCGTCACAACTTGGTAAGTTGATGACAGATGCAAGAACCAAAACAGGTCTTAGCGAAACCACAAAGAGCGCACTACTGGAAGTCTATGTGCAGCAGCGTTACAAACGCTACAAAGAGATTAGCAACAAGTACATTGAGAAAGGTTTAGCGGTTGAGAATGATGCCATCGACATGTGGCGAAGGGAGCGAAAGCAAATCGTGTTCAAGAACGAGCAGATGTTCCAAAATCAATTTGTCAAAGGCACACCCGACCTGCTCATTATTGATGACAATGACAAGTGCTTGAACGTACCCGACATCAAAAGCAGTTGGAGCATCCACACCTTTATGGATGCAAAGCAGGATGACTTGAGCAAAGATTACTATTGGCAAGGTCAAGCCTACATGTGGCTAACAGGCGCACCTACTGCAACCTTCTGCTTCGTGCTTGTCAATGCACCCATTGAAATGATTAACGACGAAAAGTATAGACTTGCACGCAGGCTGAATCTTATTGATCCACAAGGTGACCCTACGTTCATCAAGAAGGCGCAGAACATTGAGCGCAATATGATATACGACATGGAGCAGTTCATGCGCGATTACCCGGATGCAGACTTAGAATCGCATCGCATGGAGTGGACATACGATATACCAGTGCAGGAGCGCATACACGAAAAGGTTGTTGAGTTTGATGAGGCAGCAATCGCAAAGCTTCAGGAGCGTGTACCAATGTGGCGTGAATACCTTAATACTTTGCATGCATGACCACTGACCAACTTAAAGACCATGTGCGCAATTCAATGCAGCACTACTACAATAAGGAACAAGTAATCGAATTAATCAATAAGCTAAACAATGAAAGCAAAGGAAAAGGCATGGCAACTGTACTCGAACTATTTTGATATAGTCGAAGGCGGTGAGCAGTTAGGGCAACTTGCACTGGTGCATATCAAAGCAGTGAACGCTGCGCTGTATTGTGTCGATGAAGCAATAACCAACGCACCTGATGAGATTATGCAGGACTTTGAAGGCACGGGTGAATACTATAGCGTCAAAGCTTACTACATGCACGTAAAGAACGAACTACTAAAATTGACAAAGTATGAAGCGAAAAGAAATGATGAGCCTAACCAATGACGAGTTGCGTCTGCTTCGCCACAAGTATCTGGGCATGGTTGGTAAAACACCATCGGAGAAGGATTACATCAATAGAACACTAATAAGAATCAGACAAGAACTTTTTATCCGACAAGCACAATGACACAAGAGAAAAAAGAAACCGCCATTCGCAGACTGCACTTAACTCTAAAGCGCAGGTTCAAAGGTCAAGCCATCAAAATGACATGGGCAGAGATGGAAGGGCTATTGAACGCAGTGCAAACAATTGAAATGAACCACATCCACAACTCATACAATGATGGGTACAGGGATGGTGAAACTGGACAACCAAATAAAACCGAACAACATGAAAGCAACACTAACCTTTAATCTACCCGAAGACGAAGTAGAATACAGCTACACGCTGAACGCTGCTCGGTACAAGGATGCGCTTAAAGACATCATGAATTTGATGCGTAATGAAGTGAAGTATGGCAATCACGATGAGCCAACGCAAGATGCATTAGAAGTCCTGTACGAGCAGTTCGGAAAAATAGTCTACGACTTGCTTGATGAATAGTTCTATATTTGCAACGGTTATGTGATAATACGCATCATTGTTTTTCGTTATTGATTGAACAAGCCCTCAAAACGTTGGGGGCTTTTTCTTTAACGAATCTTTCCGTTTACTATTCGGTAGTTGCTCACTTCAAACTCGCCACTATCCATCACACGCACATGCGCAAAGCCGTGGTGATGCTTGTTGATGGGCATGTAGTCAGGGTGCAATTCGCACAGGCATGCCACACTCCAACAAGTTGTAAGCTTTCCTTTGATGTTCGGTTCGCTATGTTCACTCGCTTGGTGATGGTGACCACACAATGCATCGGACTTGGCACGCAAGAACAAACCCCGTGCGATGTTTACAGGACTGAATACCGATGCGCCCAGTTCATGTCCGTGCAAAATGGTTAAGTTGCCTGCATGGATTATCTGCTTGTCGGGAATGAATGTGATGTTTAATTCGTCAAGCTTCATCAATGATTCAAAGTTGAACTCATCCATGCCCAACAGGTCGGGCGCATTGCGCATGATGTAGTGGTCGTACCGCACATCGTGGTTGCCACACTTGTAATAGATCGCTGCACTTGGAAATAGCTTGCGCAGCGTTGCAAGAAACTGCCTTGTCATTAGTACCTCATGCCCGAAGTTTCTTTTGCGTGGGTCTTTTTCAAATCTGCTAATAGCATAGAAGTCTATGATGTCACCATTAAGCAGAATTGTATTGACTTCATGCTCCAGTCCATACTTCAGCGCAAGGGTTAGTGCCTGAATGTTATGGTACGGCACGTGAATATCCGACAAGAGCAGGATGTCATTATGGTTGGTCGGTAGTTTGAAAGGTTTGTAGTCGCTCTCCTGCGATGGTGGAAGGTCGAGCGGATTGCTCGTTTCAGGTGCTAACTCTGCGAGAAGACTGTTGAACTGATTAAGGTCGGCAGATAGCTTTGATAGATTGCCGACAGGCTTCGTTTTAACAGGCTGTTCTGCCTTTAGGTTATGATACTTGCGCCAACTATAATACAATCGCTCAAATGACCTGTATTGCATTGTGATGCCATGCTTCACCATAGCCGCACGAATGCGGTCTGCTATTGTACCCGTGCCTGCATGTATCTCTTTGTAGATTTCCGCATGTTGACCTTGCATGTTGTGTTATTTATTGCCACGAATGAACCCGGCTAACTCCGCAAGATTGGTGCTAATGGTCAAGTTTTGTGACGCAATCACATCAATCTTTTTTTCAAGCTTATCAATGGCTTTGTTTTGTTCTTCTTTCATGGTATTGAGTTTGGTGTTAAACTCATCCTTTGTGTCTTTGATGGAATCGGATAGCATAGTAACTTCTCTTTTGTGATATGATTCGACTTTGCCTAATGCGCTTGATACTTTCACCACATCGCGCTTCAATGCGTAGTACAAGCCAGTAAGCGATACCGCTCCACCAATTATTGTGATTAAATCCCTCGGTTCAAAAGTCATGTCTAAAAGATTGTAAAATATATAGTAGAAACTGCTACCGCTGTGATACCTAAAGTGAGTGCTGTGTTAGTAATTATTAACCGCCTGTTCTTCTTTTTCAACTCCTTTATTTCGTTGTCCTTCTCAGTTGCAATAGCCTTTTCAATAGCCTGCTTGTTGGCGTAGATTTCAGCAAGTGTTTCATAACTCTGCGCCTGAATGCCTGTTATTTTAGCGTAATAAGTGGTCTTTAACCGCTCAAGTTGGTACAAGCTATCGATTTCCATAGCCGTGCCGTACCAATACATCATGCTATTGTAATTGAGATTGAAAAGCTGCAGATCGTAAGTTGTAAGTTCGGGTGTAAAATCCTGCTTTGAGTAGGCTATCCGACTTTTTGAGCGTTGCGCGAAACTGAGCGTTGGCATTAGAAGGAGTAGAAGAAAGAATATTGTAAGTTTCATTGCGGTAAATTTCATTAGTGATTTGTTGCTGTTGGATGATGGTGTCTTGATGGATTTGAAGACTGTCTATCTTCAAAAAAAGACTATCAGTTTTGCTGTTGTTGGTTTCAATGATTTGATAAAGTGAATCGTTAATGCTTTGCAGCCGTTCAATAGCAGGGTCTTCCTTTTCCTTGCAGGATTTAACACCAACAATAATCATAATTAACACAACCGCTGCAACCGCTGCGATTAGTACCGTGCTTCTTAGCTTGTTTTCTTCCATCGTGTTATGTGTAGATTTTTAGATAGTGGGCGAATCTTATAGTACACACCATCGCGTGTGCGGCTATCGCGCATGCCCTGCTCATTGGTGTTGCCCTCAATGGTGCGCACTGAATACTTAGCCACCTTGTCCACTATGCCCGTGTGACCGATGCCCTTGTATCTTTTGCCCTTAAATGAATTGTAGCTAAGTGTCATCACCAGTGCATCACTATCACTAAACGACTTCACGAATTTACCATCCGTGAAAATGACATCATTGCGGTTGTATGCGGTCGGTGACCAACCTGTGATGGTGTGTGGTATGCCGCACTCGTCAAGCATAGCCATAACGAAGAAACTGCACCATGCGTAGCCGGGCTGCCAACCTTGTTGCTTCATAAGCACAAGCAAGGCTCTATCGTTAAAGCCCATATTGTTGCCACCCTTTTCCCTTACACCAACAAACGATGCAGCGGTTGCCCTTACGCAGTAACCGTCATCAGCATTTGTAGAATATACAGGTAGGCAGCAAAGTAGAATGCATATAAGAGCAGGTATAAGACAACCTTTTGCCATGTCGTTAGATAGGTGTTTATTTCATACTTGACTTCCTTGTTGTATATCTCGCGTTGCAATGCCCGAAAATTAAATCTAATGCCCAAAAAAACTACGAAGTTTGCAAAGACCATGACGAGTGCAGCAAGCACGATATACTGGATGTATTCCGTGCTAATGATTGCATCGTTAAAATAGGCAACGGACATCGTGCCTGATAGCGCAAACACTAAGAAGGCAAGTGGTATTGACCACAAACCATCCATCAACTGCAACTTGTAGCGCAGTGATTTCAGGGTGTTACTTTTTTCCTGTGGTTGTTCCTTCTTGTTTGCCATTGGCTCTGAGTTTTAATTGCAGCTCGCGCTCATACTTGCGCAAACGCTCGGTGTAATCTTGTTTCAAGGTCTTCTTATCACTCATGGTATACGATTAATGATGTTACGAGAGTAGGTAGGACGAAAAGATGTTGCCGTGTTGCCAGTGCTGAACTGGTAGTTAAGCGTGTTTGTCACATCCGTGCGTGGTGAACGCTCAGGCCAAGTGCTTGTGGAGTATTCAGGGAACAAAGCATTGTTAGCGCATAGGTAATCGACAAGCAATGTCGTGTAGTGTTCAGCGTTTTGTCTTGCACGATCTATCATGTCCTTCATAACCACATCCGAAACAGGTATAGTGTCTTCGCTTTGGCGTTGCACAAGCGTGCCGTTGTCCATGCGATAGCACAGGTTAGGCGTTACATCCACCATAACCCACCACAATAAACACTTTTGAATGTAATCCTCAAGTAATACTTGATAGTTGCCTGCGATTGTGTTGTTGGCTACATCGTCCTTAATCTTGTTTAGCAGATTAGTTCCCAAAAAGGGAAGCAGCCATTTATCCTGCGCTAAATACACGGAAGGATATAGCAAGTTAGGGTCAACACTACCATTAATCGTAGTGTACTTTTTGATGTAGTTCTCTGATATTAGTAGTACCTCTGCCATAGTTGTAATTATTGATTGCCGTAAATTGGATTGGTTGGTAGAAAGCCACGATGGGGCATGTCTTCAGGTAGCTTTGCTACGTACAGGGGATTGCGCACTTTATATCCCATTCGTTCAGCCATTGCAACAGCAATACGTTGTGCATCGGGGTCGTTAGGATTAATCTTTGCGCCTTTGGTATCTACATACACACGCTTCTCCCAAAAATGGCGGCAATTGCCACCGCCTTTCCAGTGCCAGACATCGTATGTATCCGCACCCTCTGGTCCCCATCCGGGATTAACGGCTACGTTCTCCATCGACACGATATCTTCTTTGCGGTATAGCTTACCTGCTTCCACCATCTTCTTGCAGAATGGGCGCATATTATCATGGGTAAAACTACCTGCGTACACATAACGTGTAATAAAGTATTTACCATCGATAATCGCGTCCTGTTCGCTCTTTGCCGCAGGTCGTGCCGCCCCTGTGCGCACTGCAAACTCATGTTCGATTTCTTCATCTGCGTTGTAGGCATCAATGAGCAACCACTCTTCTTTCCAGTCTTCGCCTAATGCGATAAGCGCATCGCCTACTGTGCTATCATCTTTTTTTTTTTCGTCTGCAAGATGTGGCAACGTAGCGGAAAGAACGGTTTGGACAATTTGTGTGATTTGTTCCGCAGTTAAAGCCGCAGGTGCAGGTTCAACAATAGTTTCGGTTACCGCAACAGGCGTTTTTACTTGTTCGATAGCTAATGGTGTATTAGGTACGATTTCAAATTCTACACCCGGCAATTGATTGCCCAATAGTTCTTCAATGCTCTTATTGATTTTAGCCTGATATGGCTCAACAACTTGCTTATTGAATATCTCAAGACCTACCGCCATTTCATCTTTGTTGCTACCAAAGCCACCACCTGTATCGCGAATACCAAAAAGAAGTGGTGTAGTAACACGATGCGCAGTAATAATCTTCTGCGTTGCGGTTGTATCCATTAATTGATACTGCTTATCCGCATCATTAACGGGGAATGGTGTAATTTCAGTCTTTGGTTGGTCACGCTCGTTAAAGAACATTACAACCTTACCTGCATTGCGTGCGCCACTCATCTTGTTTTCCCAATCCATCATCATCTGCTGCTTCTGCTCGGGCGTTGCCTGCCCGTTGTAGAAGTTGATGATAGTCGATGGGAAAAGACCGTTTGATATTTGGTTGATATGGAAGATTGATATCTGCTTGTCTAACTCAATGTAGTTAATCGCACTCCAGTAGTCAGGGCGTGGGTACACATCCGAACCGGTGTATGTAAAGCACCAATAGATTTGGCGTGGCTCTTGTTCGCGTGTCAAGTAGTTATACTTGGGAATGAACTCAGGAGTATTTCTTTTCTTGCGTGTGTTGCTCCAATCGTAGCTGTGGAAGATTCCTATCTCACTATCGTCATCCTGATTCACCGCAATGCGGCATTCTTCAAATGGTATTGCGTTTAGCTTTGATATTACCGTGCGGTCATTGCTCCAAATCACTTCGATGTAGAAACCACCAAACAACTTTAAGTCATGCGCACAGGCATAGGTTAGGCTATCAATTTTAAGTGCGTCAAGTTCTGCTTGGTATTGCTCCGACTGAATACCCTTCCCGGCTATCATGTCACCAATGGCAACAACTAAGCTACCATGTACGGGTGATTCGTGCGCAAGGTCACGCAGGTATTGTGGAAAGTCGTTTTGGTCTCCGTAGTTAACCCAACCTTTGCGGTCTACTTTTTCCGCATCCGACTTAGCAACGTATTCGCTAAGCTTCAATGATACTATATTCGATTCGTTATGGTTCATAGATGATGTCATTTGGTATGGTTACTACAGGCACATCAAACCACGTTGTGTTCTGATTCAATACAGCATATCCACGCTGGCACAAACCAATAACAAGACCGCTTGTCGGGTCAGTATTGCTTGCAGAATTTTGTCCGTATACTTCATACCTGTATCTGCCTGCTAATGTAAGACCAACTGTGGTGATTTCAAGTTCCGTTATGCGCACGTTTTCATTAACGATGACCGCAACTTGTGCAAGGTCATTGCCCGTTGTGCTATTCTCTTCGTGCGTTAAAATTAAAAGGTAGTTTGTGAAGGCTGTAGCAAAGTATTGCCGTGCTTCGTCAAGTGATAAGAACACTTGTTGGTCTGGTGTATTTGTTTGAAGATAGATCATTGACTTTATTTGAAAAAGGGGCAAGTGTAAACCTGCCCCCTTTAATACAACAA